AAAAACAAATAATTATGGCAGAAAAAGCAATAAAAGCTAACGTAAACGCTGGGGGCGTTGTTGGTGAAAACACTATATGGGACGGGCCGCTAAGTCAAGTAGGTAGACCACACGGTAAAGGATCTAGTAGTGGATCTAGAGGTATGAAGTTAAAATTGGCTGATTGCGGTTGTGATTCGTTAAAAGGACCAATCACTCAAAGAGCTAAAAGATAAAATGGGATCACTAGGAGATATAAAATTGTATATGATAAATGCTAGTGCTTTAGCCGTGTCTATGTCTAATATAGATGTAGTACTTAAATTAACTCTTTTAGCAGTGTCTATTGGTTACACTATTCAAAAATGGTATAACTTAAACAAAAAATAAAATGGCAAAGTTAGATAAATCTAAAATGGCTTGCAATAAGCCTAAGAAAACCCCAAGTCACCCTACTAAATCCCACGTGGTTAAAGCTTGTTCAGGAGGTAAGGAAAAAATAATTAGATTTGGACAACAAGGAGTTAGCACTGCTGGTAAACCTAAAGAAGGTGAGTCAGCTAAGCAAAAAGCTAGACGTGCTAGTTTCAAAGCTAGACATGCTAAAAATATAAAGAAAGGTAAAATGTCTGCTGCTTGGTGGGCTGATAAGGTTAAATGGTAAAAATAAACAATCATGGGAAAAGGTAAAAAATACGATCAAAAAGAAGCATACAATAAGAACTTAAGCGCAAGCGCTAGATTACATTACTTAGAAAACGCTAGACACGATACTGACTCTGCAGCTAAAATGGCTTACGGAGATTCACCAGCTAAGATGCAGGGATCTTTTATTTCTAAACATTGTCAATCAGGTTTTCAAAAAGCAAAACCAGACACTCCTGCTAAAAAGAAAAGCTGTAAGTACTAATATGGCATTTAAACTTAAACCACCGTATGAAGTAGACAATACTCCTATATATCAAGTTGATATGGAGGAAGGTGTTTTAGGTATGGCTAACAATAATGGCACAATACTTATAAACAAGTATTTAAACCCGAGTCAATGTAAGAAAGTAATTGACCACGAGATGATTCATATTGATCAAATAAAACGTGGTGATTTAGATTACGACGATGATAATGTATACTGGAAAGGTAAAAAATATTCAAGAGCTCAAATGAAAGAAGGAGCTAAAAACTTACCTTGGGAAGCTGAGGCTTATAAAAATTCATAAATAAATAAATAAATAAAAAAATGGCAAAATTACAAAACGCATCAAAACCACCTTTTTACAAAACTGGAGCTTTATATCTTCACGCTGAAGGTCACGCTGCTCCTGATCCATCTACAAAAAAAGATGCTAAAGAAAAATTTGATAAAGATCCTACAAAACATTTTAAATCTTTTGGAACTAAAAAAGAACAGATGAACGCAAAAAATCCCTACCCAAGAAAAAGCGAAAGATCTAAAAAGTTTAACCAACTTCAGAAAAGATTAAAAGATTCAAGCATGTAGTGTTTCTACATAAAACTATACGGCAAAAATGAAGAAATTATTTCAATGGCTTACTGGCGGTGTAATAAAAGAAGTTGGGAACGTTATTGATAAACTTACCACAACTAAAGAAGAGAAACTAGAGGCTCAAAGACTAATACAGGAAATATTAGAAAAAGCTGATAGCGAGGCTCAGGTACAGGTTACTGATCGCTGGAAAGCTGATATGACTAGTGATAGTTGGTTATCTAAAAACATAAGACCTATGGTTTTAATATATTTAACATTTGTATTTAGTGTTTTATCTTTTGCAGATGGTAACATAGGAGACTTTAAAGTAGACGAATCTTACACACCTATATTCCAATCGTTGCTAATAACAGTATACGGTGCTTACTTTGTTGGTCGTACTTGGGAAAAAAATAAAAAATCAAGTGATAATAAAAATAAGTAAAAACATATTAAATTAAATCAAATCAAAATGTCAAAAATCAAAAAAGAACAATTAGAAAAAATTCAAGGTCAGCAAAGTAAACTTCAAGCTATATTAACTGATATAGGTGTTTTAGAAGTAAGAAAGCACGAAGCCTTACACGCTCAAGCTGCTGTGTCTCAAGAAATACAAGAGACTAAAAAAGAACTTGAAGATGAGTATGGCGCTATAAATATCGATATGAAAGACGGTAGTTATACTGTAATTGAACAAGAAAAAGAATCTGATTTATCAGTTGTTAAATCAATCAATTAATGAGCTCTGTAGTTAGAAAAATAAGTATAGGTTCTGATTACAAAAATGATGCAATGCATTATGCTGTAGGTCAAAAAGTTTACGGAGGTCATATTATATCAGCTATACTATACGCCGAAGACGATAACTCTTACAGTATCTATATCAAAAAGAAAGATGAGGTAATGCCATGGAAGAAGTTTAATTCTAACATGGCTATATCTGTTGAATATGATTTAGAGTACTAATGAAGAGTTTATTTGACTTTATTGTAAGACCAACAAATAAAAGATACGACAACGAAGTTAAGGTAGGTGACAAAAGCCTTATAACTAACTCCAATACTGAAGATTTTAAAGCTGTCAGCAATAGAGCTGTGGTAGTTTCTACTCCATCAGCATATTCTACGTTAATTAAAAAAGGTGATATAGTCATTATACATCATAATGTTTTTAGAAGCTTTTTTGATATTAGAGGTAAAAGAAAAGACAGTAGATCTAAGTTTATAGATGATCTATACTTTTGCTCACCTGATCAAATATACCTATATAACAATGGTGATGATTGGAAGTCTTTTAGAGATAGGTGTTTCGTAAAACCACTGTTAGATAATAATGATCTAACGCTGGATAAAGAAAGAAAGCTTATAGGAATACTAAGATATGGTAATAGTTCCTTAGAAGCCGTTAAAATCGTTCCTGGTGACCTAGTAGGTTATACTCCATATGGTGAGTTTGAATTTATAATTGACGGAGAGCGTTTATACTGTATGAAATCAAATGATATTGTAATTAAATATGAATACAAAGGAGACGAAGAAGAATATAATCCAAGCTGGGCAAATAGCAGTTGAGGAATTAATTAAGGTTGCTAAAGAGCCTATTGTTGATTCTGACGAGGATATATCTGCTGATAGATTAAAAAATGCAGCAGCTACAAAGAAGCTAGCTATATTTGATGCGTTCGAGATACTTACTCGTATACAAGAAGAAGAGGATAGAATAAATGAAAAACCTACAGAGACTAAAGAAAAAAGTTTCAGAGGTTTTGCTGAAGGAAGATCTAAGTAATGTACGAGCAGTCACTATATAAAATATTACCTGATCACGTTAAGTCTAAGGTTATAAATAAGAAAAATAGATACAACAAGTGGGAGTACGGTTATAACAAGGAATTTGATATGATTGTTATCAGTAAAACTGGTAAAATAGGTGATATATACGAAATACAAAATATTAAAATAGCTTTACCAAAAGAAGATGAAGTTATTACGTTTGAAGGAGAGAAATGGAGGCACACTGAATACCCTAAAGAACTTTCAAAGATAAAATCAGTGTTTGATTGGGATGAGCACCCTTCACAATTTAAAGAAAAATGGTATGACTACATTGATAAAGAGTTTAAAAGACGTGAAGAAGGTTTTTGGTTTTATAACAAAGACGCTCCTTGCTATATTACTGGTACTCACTACATGTACTTGCAGTGGTCCAAAATTGATGTTGGGCAACCAGACTTTAGGCAATCAAACAGATTATTCTTTATATTCTGGGAAGCTTGCAAAGCAGATGTACGTTGTTACGGAATGTGCTATCTTAAGAACAGACGGTCAGGGTTTTCTTTCATGGCCTCAGGCGAAACGGTTAATCAAGCTACAATATCCACAGACTCCAGATTCGGAATTTTATCAAAGTCTGGTCCAGATGCGAAAAAGATGTTTACTGATAAAGTGGTACCCATCTCGGTTAATTATCCCTTCTTCTTCAAACCAATCCAGGACGGTATGGACAGGCCAAAAACGGAGCTTGCGTACAGAGTTCCCGCGTCCAAGTTTACTAGAAAAAAACTTGACACCAATGAAAAGCTACAAGAGATCACCGGGCTCGACACGACGATCGACTGGAAGAACACTGGGGACAACTCGTACGATGGTGAAAAATTAAAACTATTAGTCCACGATGAAAGTGGTAAATGGGAAAGACCTACAAACATATTAAACAACTGGAGAGTTACAAAAACTTGTTTACGTTTAGGTTCTAGGGTTATAGGTAAGTGTATGATGGGAAGCACATCAAACGCTTTAGATAAAGGTGGTGAGAATTTTAAAAAATTATACTATGATTCCGACGCAACAAAAAGAAACCGCAACGGTCAGACTAGCTCGGGACTATATAGTTTGTTCATTCCTATGGAGTGGAACTACGAAGGATTCATTGATTCTTATGGATTACCTGTATTCGATACACCGGATAAGGAAGTTTTAGATCCTTTAGGTGATATTATAAACCAAGGAGTAATAGAGCATTGGCAAAATGAGGTTGATGGATTAAAAGATGATCAAGATGGTTTAAATGAATACTATAGACAGTTTCCACGTACAGAAGAACATGCTTTTAGAGATGAGGCAAAAGAGTCTTTGTTTAATCTAACTAAGATATACGAACAAATAGATTACAATGCTGATTTACAAAACACCTCAACAATAACAACGGGTAGTTTTATGTGGGAGAATGGCGTAAAAGATAGTAGAGTATTGTTCTACCCAAACAAAGATGGTAGATTTAGAATATCTTGGGTACCACAGATTGAACTACAAAATAAAATAGTAATAAAAAATGGTATTAAATACCCTGGTAATGAGCACTGCGGAGCTTTTGGTTGTGATAGCTATGATATATCAGGTACTGTTGACAATAGAGGTTCTAATGGATCGTTACATGGTTTAACAAAGTTCTCTATGGAAAACGTACCACCTAATATATTTTTCTTAGAGTATATAGCTAGACCACAAACTGCTGAGATATTTTTTGAAGACGTATTGATGGCTTGTGTATTTTACGGAATGCCAATACTAGCAGAGAATAATAAACCTAGATTATTGTACCATTTCAAAAGAAGAGGTTACAGAGGTTTCTCAATGAACAGGCCAGACAAGATATATAATAAGTTATCTGTTACGGAGAGAGAGATAGGTGGAGTACCTAATTCAAGTGAAGACATGAAACAGGCTCACGCAGCAGCTATAGAAACATATATAGAAGAAAATGTAGGTAACACACCTAACGGTTATGGAAGTATGTATTTTCAAAGGACACTGGAAGACTGGGCTAAATTTAATATAAACAATAGAACAAAACACGATGCCTCTATAAGTTCGGGGTTAGCTATAATGGCTTGTAATAAGAATAGGTATACGCCTGTAGCTAAAAGAGAGCATAAAAAAATAGATTTAGGTATAAAACGATACAACAACAAGGGAACGTCGTCAAAAATTATAAGATAAATGAAAGTATACACCAATGGTAATAGCTCTTTTCCTAGCCAAGTAGTTAGTGACGAAGTTAAGGCAAGCTTAGATTATGGTATTCAAGTAGCTAGAGCTATTGAAGGAGAGTGGTTTCAAGAAGGTCGTTCCGGTAATAGATATGCTCAAAGTTATAGCAATTACCATCAACTTAGATTATATTCTAGAGGCGAGCAGTCAATAGCTAAATACAAAGATGAATTATCTATAAACGGTGATTTATCTTATTTAAATTTAGATTGGAAACCAGTACCAGTTATACCTAAGTTCGTAGATATTGTAGTTAATGGTATGTCTAACAAAGAGTATGATATAGTTGCTTACGCGCAAGACCCTGAAAGTCAAAAGAAAAGAACCGATCACGCTAACGAAATAGCGGCAGATATGGTTGCTCAAGATTTAATACAGCAGGCTAAGGAAAATACTGGAAAAGATTTTTCAAGATCAAACTTAAAACAAGAAGAGTTACCATCTACTCTTGAAGAGTTAGAACTACATATGCAACTATCTTACAAGCAAGGTGTTGAAGTAGCTGAAGAAGAAGTAATAAATAATACTTTAGCAAGAAATAAGTATAACTTAATTAGACGTAGATTAAATCACGATTTAACAGTACTAGGTATTGCTGCAGTAAAAACAGGCTTCAACCCATCAAATGGGGTAACTATTGACTATGTTGATCCAGCTTATATGGTTTACTCATATACTGAAGATCCTAACTTTGGTGATATATATTATGTTGGTGAAGTAAAGTCTATAACCATATCTGAATTAAAAAAACAGTTTCCACATATATCTGAAGATGAATTAGAGGCTATACAAAAAATGCCAGGTAATTCTCAGTATATAACAGGTTGGGGTAATTATGATTCAAACACTGTTCAAGTTATGTATTTCGAATACAAGACTTATATGAACCAAGTGTTCAAAATAAAAACAACAGACAACGGTTTAGAAAAAGCTATAGAAAAAACAGACAGTTTCGATCCACCTTCTAATGACAACTTTGAAAGAGTAAGTAGAAGTATAGAGGTCTTGTATACTGGAGCTAAGGTTCTAGGTAACAACCATATGCTTGAGTGGAAATTAGCAGAGAATATGTCTAGACCTTTTGCTGACACAACGAAAGTAGAAATGAATTACTCTATATGCGCACCTAGAATTTACAAAGGTAGAATAGAGTCTATAGTAAGTAGAATAACAGGTTTTGCTGATATGATTCAGTTAACTCACTTAAAGCTACAGCAAGTAATGTCTAGAATAGTACCAGATGGTGTGTTCTTAGATATGGATGGTTTAGCCGAAGTCGACTTAGGTAATGGTACAAGTTACAATCCTGCGGAAGCTCTTAATATGTATTTCCAAACAGGTAGTGTTGTAGGTAGATCACTTACGCAAGACGGAGGTATGAACGCTGGTAAAGTTCCTATTCAAGAACTATCTTCATCATCTGGTCAAGCTAAAATACAGAGTTTAATAGGTACTTATCAGTACTATTTACAGATGATAAGAGATGTAACTGGTCTAAATGAAGCTAGAGACGGTTCTACGCCAGATAAAGATTCTTTATTAGGTTTACAAAAAATGGCAGTTAATGCGTCTAATACGGCGACAAGGCATTTAATGCAGGCTCAGTTGTTTTTAACTTTAAGAGTATGTGAGAATATTTCTTTAAAAATAGCAGATTCTTTATCATACCCATTAACAGCAAACTCGTTAAAGCAAAGTATATCTAATTACAACTTTCAAACACTTAGTGAAATTGAAAACTTAAACTTACATGATTTTGGTATATACTTAGAATTAGAGCCTGACGAAGAAGAAAAAGCTAAGCTAGAGCAAAACTTACAAGTAGCGTTGCAAACAGGAAGTGTAGACCTTGATGATATTATAGATATAAGACAGGTTAGAAATTTAAAAATGGCTAACCAGTTATTAAAGCTTAAGAAAAAGAAACGTCATCAACAAAAGATGGCTGATCAACAAGCTAACATAGATGCTCAAGCGCAAGCAAACGCTCAGTCTGCTGAAAAAGCTGCAATGGCTGAGGTTCAAAAACAACAAGCTCTTACTCAAGAAAAAGTAAGTATAGAACAAGCTAAGTCACAGTTTGAAATACAAAGAATGCAGACTGAAGCTCAAATAAAAAGAGAGCTAATGGCTGAAGAGTTCAACTATCAATTTCAATTAGCAAAAATAAAAGCTGATGCTGAAAAGAGCAGGGAAGTTGAACTAGAAGATCGTAAAGACGAAAGAACAAGAATACAAGCTACACAGCAATCAAAAATGATAGCTCAAAGACAAAATGATGAGTTACCTAAAGACTTTGAATCATCTGCTTTTGATGATTTGAGTGGTTTTGGGCTGTAGTAGTTTAGCTTTAAATAAAAGCAAATATTAACTATTTAATTATATTATATCATGTCAGAAGAAAAACAAGAGGGAGAATTTTCTCTAAAAGGTAAAAAGACTAAACCTAAAAATTTAGGTAAACAACAAGATGGACCTATAAAAGTAGATCTATCTAAAAGCAATGAAGAGCAGGAAGTTACTAAAGTTGTAATTGAAACTGAAGAGGATCAGGCGGAACAAACCACTAAAGAAGAGGTTATTGAAAACACAGAAGTTACTCAAGATAATACACCTATTATACAAGAGGTAACTGAAGAAGATTATCAAGATGAAGTTGAAATTATAGAAGAGCAATTAGAACAAGCTATTGTAGAAAATAGTGTTGGAATTAATTTACCAGAAAATATAGAAAAGTTAGTTTCTTTCATGGAAGACACTGGTGGAACAATAAACGATTACGTTAGATTAAATGCTGACTACTCTAATATTGACAACGACACATTACTTAGAGAATATTATAAAAAAACAAAACCTTACTTAGACAGTGAGGATTTAAATCTCATGCTTGAGGATTTTTCATATGATGAAGATTTAGACGAGGAAAGAGATATACGCAAGAAGAAACTTGCATTTAAAGAAGAAGTTGCAAAAGCCAAAAGCTTTTTAGAGGAAACAAAGAGTAAATACTACGACGAGATCAAGTTGAGACCGGGCGTAACTCAAGAACAACAAAAAGCTGTGGACTTTTTCAATAGATATAACGAAGAGCAAGGCAAAGCCGAGCAACAACACGAGTTATTCAAAAACCAGACTAAAAAATTATTCTCACAAGATTTCAAAGGTTTTGATTTCAATTTGGGAGAAAAGAAATTCAGGTATGGTGTAAAAGATCCTAGTAAAGTTGCAGAAACCCAGTCAAACATTAGTAACATCGTAGGGAAGTTCCTTAACAAAGATGGTAGTGTTAAAGACCCAGCGGGTTATCACAAGGCAATGTACGCCGCTGCTAATGTCGATACTATTGCTAATCATTTTTATGAACAAGGAAAAGCTGACGCTGTCAAACAAGTTATAGACAGTTCAAAAAATCCAAGTCAAGCTCTAAGGCAATCGCCTCAAACAGGGTTTAAAGATGGTATCAAGGTAAAGGTGTTAAATGAAGGTGCTCTAAGTTCGTCAAAATTAAAAATAAAAAAAATAAAAATTTAACATTTAAAATCATTTAAAAATGGCATTAAACAACGCATTCGGTTCAATTAAACCGAGTCAAAAACAACAATTACTGTCTGACAACTATTTAAGTTTTACAGATGGATCAGGAAACGATTTTGCACAACAATATCTACCTGAAATTTATGAACAAGAAGTAGAGCGTTACGGAAACAGAACGTTATCTGGATTCTTACGTATGGTAGGTGCTGAAATGCCTATGACTTCTGACCAAGTAGTATGGTCTGAGCAAAATAGATTACACATCGCTTATGATGCAGTAACTGCTGCTACAGCAACTACTTTAACATTTGTAACTGGTGGAACATCTCAAGTAAACAATGTTATCTCTAAAAACGATACTATCGTGGTTTTAGATCCTGCAAATGGACAAGAAGTAACTGCGTTAGTTATAGATAGCGTAAACAACGGAGCTGGTACTTTAGCTACTCTTACAGTTGCTACTTATACCGGAGCTGATCTTGCTGCTACTTTCACCGTGGGAGATACAGATTTAAAAATCTTTGTATACGGTTCTGAGTTTCAAAAAGGAACAGGAGATTCTGATATAAAGTCAATTACTCCTTCTTTTACTCAATTCTCTAACTCACCTATTATCATTAAAGACAAATACGCTATCTCTGGATCTGACGCTGCTCAGATTGGATGGGTTGAAGTTGCTACTGAAGATGGAACTGGAGGATATTTATGGTATTTAAAAGCTGAGTCTGAAACTAGACTACGTTTTGAAGATTACTTAGAGATGTCTGTAGTTGAAGGAACTAAAGCTGCTGCCGGGTCTGGTGTTGCTGCTATCGCTGGAGATGTTAAGTACAAAGGAACTGAAGGTTTATTTGCTGCTGTAAAATCAAGAGGTAATATTTATTCTGGATTTGCACCTGCTGCTGGAGATTTAACTGACTTTGACGAGATTCTTAAAAACTTAGATACTCAAGGAGCAATTGAAGAAAACATGTTATTTGTTAATCGTCAACTTTCTTTAACTATTGACAACATGTTAGGTGGAGTATCTGCTGGACCAAACGGTGGTGTTGCTTATGGGTTATTTGAAAACTCAGAGGATATGGCATTAAATTTAGGTTTCTCAGGATTTAGAAGAGGTTCTTACGACTTCTATAAAACTGACTGGAAATACTTAAACGATGCATCTACAAGAGGAGCTGTTGCTGACGCGGGTATCGAAGGTATCTTAGTACCAGCTGGAACTTCTACAGTTTATGATCAAATTTTAGGAACTAATATCAGAAGACCATTCTTACACGTACGTTATAGAGCATCTCAAAGTGATGACAGACGTATGAAGTCTTGGTTAACTGGATCTGTTGGTGGAGCTTACACTTCTGATCTTGACGCAATGGAAGTACACTTCTTATCTGAAAGATGTTTATGTGTACAAGCAGCAAACAACTTCGTATTGTTTACTGACTAATACAAGAGTAAATTACTGTAATTCTTACCCTCGTTGTATTGACGGGGGTAATTATTACTTTTATTAACATTTTTATTTTATTATATTATGGCAAATCAAGCTAAAAAAGCAGTAGTAAAAGCAGAGGTTGCACCTCAGCCTATAAAAACAAAACAAGCACCCGCTGAACCAAAATGGGAGATTAAAGATAGAACTTATATTTTAAAAGGTTCATACACTCCATTAACAGCTACTCTACCATCAAGACATTCTGGTAGATTTCCTTTGTTGTGGTTCGATGAAAAAACCGGGGAGCAAAAAGAATTAAGATACGCAACCAATCAAAATTCACCACTTGTAGAAAAACAAAAAGGTGAATCAACACTTGGTCATGTAATATTTAAAAATGGTACTTTATTTGTACCTAAACAAAAACAAAATTTACAGAAACTATTATCTATTTATCACCCTTCTCTAAACGTTAAGTATTATGAGTTTAGTAAAGTAGAAAAAGCAACTGACGATCTAGTGTATTTGGAAATGGAGATTGAAGCTTTAAACGCTGCTAAATCCATGGATATTGATCAAGCAGAAGCTATATTAAGAGTAGAAGTAGGTTCTGAAGTATCTAAGATGACTAGTAGAGAAATAAAAAGAGATCTTCTTATGTTCGCTAAGAATAATCCATATTTATTTATCGATCTAGCTAATGATGAAAATGTTCAATTAAGAAACTTCGCCATCAAAGCAACTGAAGCAGGTATAATAAAACTATCAGCGGATCAAAGAACTTTCGTCTGGGCTTCTAATGGTAAAAAACTTATGACTGTTCCTTTTGACGAACACCCATACTCGGCTATGGCTGCTTTCTTTAAAACTGATGAAGGATTAGAAGTTTTCAAATCTATAGAGAAAAAGTTTATATAACATGTAATAATAAATATATATATGCCGGTCAATAAATATGGCCGGCTATATTCTAACAAGTAACCTAAAATAAAAGAAAATGGCTATAGACATAAACAAAGTTTATAAAGCTGTTCTAGTTGTACTGGAACAAGAAAAAAGAGGAGTGTTGACGCCTAATGAGTTCAACAAGATTGCTACTCAAGCGCAGCAAGAAATTTTTACTCAGTACTTTGATGATTTAAATCAACTACTTGGAATGCCTCAAACCTCATTAGCATACGCTGATAGAATGGCTTTGTTAGATGAAAAAATATCTATATTTAAAACAACTGAAAACGTTGATTTAACTAACAACGTAGCTATACCTACACAATCTGTTCAAGAATTAGGCTCTGTTATATACAACAGCCCTACTATAGGAGTGCCAGGTAGAGAGGCTCAAAGAATACAACAATATGAGTTATTTACAACTAATCAATCTCCTTTAACAGCTCCTACATCTTTCTACCCAGTATACATATACGAAGGAAATAAGATAACATTGTACCCAGAATCTATACCAGATGGTACTGGTGTTGTTCAATTAAATTACTTGTACTTTCCAGCAGATCCTAAATGGGGATTTGATGTAGATACTGAACTAGGTCATTACGTATATAATGA